GGGGGAACCACTAGGCAATAAGTACGGAGAGTGTTGCTTATCTATTGCGAAGGGTGGTGCTAATGAATGAAACCCAAAACGGGTCTCGTCTGTTAAACCTACTAAAACTCTAATCTGAAAAGCTTCGTCTATGACACTAAAATTGGTTATTTTAATATACAAATGACCAAAGTCACTTGTCGAAAAGGAATTGTAATCTGGGACCGGCGTTGACGCGTCGAACTTCTGGGGAGAACCCATGAATTTATAATAAGTGACGTCCGGAACGATAAACTCGAACGTGGACGCGTTCGCCGTTTGCATAACAGGTTTGAATTGGTATGGAAATCCTGGATCCCTAATCGGTAAAGTACCTTGGTTAATCATATCAATATTAGGGTTAGCTCCTAGCACTAAAGAGCCGGTGCGTTCAAAAGTGAAATTTGGGGGAATATAATAAATTTGAACAGCGTTATTGCCCGTGATAGCATCCCCAAACTGTTGCGAGAACGACGATACCTCCACGTTAAGTTTAAAACCTACAGTCTTACCGTAATACATCTTAGATATGTTCTGTATAGGCGTCATGAATCCCGCAGATTCTGGGGGGGACTCTCCTAAAAACTTTGCCAACGGCAATAAAGCCGTAGAAACGCTGTCGGCTGAAACCGGAATAACGGGATAAGGATTAGTGGGATACATTCTTCTAATTAAGGGTCTAATGTCTAAATTGGGTCTAAGTCTGTCAAAATGATCCACCACGCTGGCCTTAGCATCCTTGCTAATCGGATCGTTTTGAGGCTGCGGTGAATTCATAACCTTCATCTGGGGTCGAAACTGCGTATTTTGAGGAAAATCTCTAAACGAAAACGTCTTGGCAACGTAACCATAAAAAGCCAAATCATCTCCGCCGTGCATAAAAACGTTAAATTCAATACTCGTGGGCGAACCCTCCGAGTTAGCTAATGGCTGAGCCAAGTACACATAATACATCCCATGGAACAACGGTTCCAAATATAAATCTTCGGCGCATGGCGTAAGATCGTTTCGACACAAATAAGGCAACTCGATCTCGTGCGATTGAGCACCCTCGGTGTATTCTAACAAATGCGATGGAGCATTCGCAACGGATTGATACACCGGAACGGATGTTAAAACATCCGTAGTAGGATTGTACATCTTGATCACCTTGAGCTTCACCTGCTGTTTGTTATTCATAACTGCGACTATGGACACCTTAAGGGACCCTCTCCAGGCCCTATGCAAGGAATGCATTAATTCTATGTTGTTACTACAATTCAATTGATTCGCCTGAGAATCTATACCGCCCTGAAAAGGCGATATAGGCCTAACCCAGTACAGTGTGCCTATCGGATCAACATCCTTAACCGTGAACGACCCTAACATCTGCTTCTTGGACACTATATGGGAAATTGACATCTCGTCCACGTCGGAGCCGAATATCGGTTGCTTAACAATCCTATTGAAAGTAACATGCGGATCCAGCTTTTCAAAATATTGTTGACTATCTACGGTATTCGGGAAATTCCTTTCCGTGAATATGGTTCTATGATCTATCGTCGGATCTGACGGATTATGCAATCCCGTCCAATTACGAAGGAAATCGATACCCTTATCTATAAAATCGCCGGAAACCTTCTTCAAGCCGCTCTTCGCGGTCGCAACCAAGCCGTCTATAATCTTCATCTGCGGTTTCCATTCAACGTATCTGGGCGTGGGGACTAAAATATCTAAATTCTTAAAACAAGCCTCTATTACTATAGTCAATGCAGTGGACGACCCCGTGGAAGGGGTCAAAGGATTTACCACTAAAAAGACTAGGGTGGCATAATTGCCATTACTTTGAGTTATATCTAGGGAAGTCAAAACACTATCCTCTAGATTTAAATTAGCCATATCCGAATTGCAATACCAAGGTACTGCCAAATTAACGGACGTGGCCTCGTTGGCATATAAAAAAGCATGCGGGCCCGACATTAGAGAATTGATCCAAGCGGGATCGGTTAAGTTGGAATACTTAACGCTAGGAGGCAAAATACCAACTAGAATACAACCGGCGTGAGTTATAGTGCCGGCCATGGAAATATTCAAAACCAAATCCGATCTATAATAAGATCCTATCTTCATCGCATTTAAAAGCGAGAGATTGGACCTAATAACATCGCCTGGCAATGCCTTAATCGGGGAGTTCAACCAGGAATACCTGCGATCGGTATTCTTAAATAATAAATTCCCTATATAAAAAGGCCGATTAATATAAGGCTTCGCATCTATTCTATAAGCTTCGTCTACATCTACTTTGGTATACATATGATTGGCTATAGCATCTACATCCTGTATCTCTCGAGTGGTTATGGATGCCACAGTCGTGGATAAACTTTGCTCGTCGATGTTCAAATCATCGCGGGCTTTACTAATAAAATTACTATCTACATTTTCTACTTGTTGGGTGATATTTGTTTTTAAAACCTAGCAATATCAACTTCGGTCCTGTCACATATTTAAACTATTGTTAGCTCTAGCTTCCGCCGTGACTGCGAAATTATAACTGAATCTAACAATAGGTGCGGCGCGATTGCGCCTAAATAAAAAATTTGCCGGCTCCGGCACACGTCTCCGCGTAACCCTCGTCGTCCTCTAAAATCTGCACAACTCTCTCCTCATCAAATATCCTGTACATCGATCCAAACTGTTCCCTATAAAACGACGCTAACCTCCTATACAAACTGGGGGAATGCAAGAAGGCCTCCACTAAGCTAGAATTTATCTTGCCTTGCATAGCGTCGTTAACATCGGTCTCCCTATTAACGTATTGAAACGTATTTAATATAGTCGATAATGATAAACAACCTACATACCTGCGTAACACCGGATGGAACCTAAAGTGCCTTTTAAGGAAAGTCATGTGCTGAATTTCCTGGGTTGCCTTGGTTATGGGCGTCTTATCTCCATTGGTACACGTCATACCTAACTCCTCGGCAGTTTGGGATAAAGTCTTTAAATTAAAGACGTCCCCCAATTTGCCGCTCACTCCGAAAACATTGTCATCTCCCATGACGTAGGAAATTACCTTCAAGAAATCCCCGACAGAGGGTTTCTCGGAATGCCTATACAATGTTAGGGCAACTATAGCTTTATTTACCAAACAATTCAACAATAAAGTAAGCCACGTGCCAGAAGGCATTCCGTGAGTGGTCGCATACAACTCATCCGAAACCAAGACGAAGGATCTAACGATAGTAGTCGCTATATAATAAAACATCTTGCGATCAAAATCTCCGTCGTATCTCTCAAAAATAACATCAAATATGGCCAGCATAATCGTCGAATTTAACGAACCATCCCAGCCACCGAAATCTACGTCACCCTTAACGGGCGAGTTTACCAACTTATGGTATATCGTGTCGAAATCTTTATAGGGATTCAACCCGATACACAGCCCGAACTTATGCATATTCTTCTTAAAATGATGCATTAGTTGGGCGAATATTTTCTTAGTGTACCAAATTTGCGTTATCGGCATAACCCTGATGGTCCTAGGCTTATCCGCTTTCTCTTCATTACGCAACTCGTCCGCTTTGAAAACCTCTTTGCACATAAAGTCCTTATACTCATACTCATCGTTATCAACTCTCTTTTTAAAATCGGCCAATTCCTTAACAAACTCTTCCTTTATGATCCTGTTCTCGAAGTCGAAATAATCCGATTTCGCTGGATGACCGTACCCGTTCGACGTGTCCTTGGCTATAGACACGCAGATGGGACCGCCGAACGCACACTCGTTATCCGAAATGTCTCCAAACTTCTCCGGCATAATGGCTCGAATACACTGTTGTATAAACGTCACCTCATCACCGGTGACCGGCGCCTGACACTTAAACGTCTTGGCTGACATCTCCTTTAGCTTATCTGAAGGCCTACCGGTAAAATTGGGGGGGCGTCTCTTATCAACGCTCCTATCAGGGACGGAAGTGTACTCGTTCAGTGCATCATTCTGGACTTCCTCTATCAATCTATAAGTGGCCTCACAATGATCCCTATGCAACACAGACTTAACCATCATAGGCTTCCCTGATATGAAGGATGGTTTAATATCGCCCTCGTTATATCTCAAGCGCACGCCTGAAAAATTCTCTCTGATGGTCACATCTATATCAAAACGGGCACTCGGGGTGTCCAGCATCAGGCGTCTAATGTGTTCCATACATTTCAAGGACGGCGTAACGCAAAAACCGTGCTTACCGTCCCCGGCCGCGTGGATCGCGACTATGTCGCCTCTATTATTACATATAAAGGAACCGCATAGTCCGTTACCCTCAACGGGCGTTAACAACCCCGAAGGGGGTCGATGCTCGAAATCCCTGGAATACGCGGAATACTTAACCGTCTCCGTGTTAATAAAAACATGAGTTCCGACAACCAGGGGAATGGCCTCGATGGAGTTAATCAGGGTCATCAGTGGCGTCTGGACGGCACCATCCCTAAAAATAGCTTTACATAAAGAATAAAGGGGAATAATTTTAACGAACTCGAATACCGCAATATCACAACTTGGGAAATCCTCGATAATCTTGATTTCGACCTTATCCAACTCACGGTGTTTATTCCGATAATGCTCGTAACTAGAATACACGTCTATGATAGAGCGGTCGTAATTACCGTGCGAATTCATCAACAACCTCTGTCCACTCACCACTGCATGCGTCTCAAAACGCTCGCCATCAGGTCGAACACCGGTAATGTACTTACAATGCTTTGTAATCGTGTCGTTAACTAACCCTTGCGGACTAAAAGCCGGCTCCTGGAAAATAGGGTCTTGCTTATGTTTACTCGCAAACTTCAAAACCCTCTCACCGAGGTGACCGGCGACCTTCAACGCCTTGGACAACAATTTACCCATAATAAAGCCACACAACGCCAACAAGACCCACGAAATCATGGATCCTACCGGGTCGTGCAAAAAATAATTCACCACAGCCGTAACGATTCTAAGAAACGACTTTCTAATCTTACGCTTAAGAGTGTAGCTGGGCATCTGGGTCAAAAAGTCGTCGTCAGTAACAGCCTGAAAAACCGGAGGTTGCCTATCCCTCCAGTCCTGGCCTCGATTACCGCGAGCCCACTCATAACACTCCTTGGCAGAATTCAAGACGCTAGTTAACACAACTCTCAACTCTATCGAATCAAACGGAAACTTAGAGTCACCAGCCACATATTTATCGGGATGAAACTTAAGCGCCAAACGCCTATACTCTGCTACGTTATCAATCGCGCTGCGTTTATCTAAAACCTGACTCCACTGCTTCGCTAAAAACAATTTCCGAACGTCCGCGTCGCTATTATCGCCGCGCCATAACGTGGAAACCACGTCAGTTGACATGACTATAAAGGAATCTATACCACTCATAAAGCTATGCAGCCACTCGGTAAAAACCTCCGCGCCTCTATCCAACGATACCCAATCGCCCAATAAACCTCGCAAATACGTACCGAAATTAAAATCCTGAGCTCGCATTCGCGGGCCAGGGGGAGGAGCACGTCCGTTAAACGGATAAAATTCCTCTGCATCGTGCAAAACAGTAAGTATATCATCCTCCGACACTACCATATCGCGTCCAATCCTAATATTCTGTTCGCGCAAATACCTATACACAGACAAAATATACGCTAACGAGCGCAACTTGTCCCCCTCCAAAACTACGGCGGGGGCAGCTCTCTCATCGACCTGAGGTCCTAGAAAAGCTTGGACCCATTGCTTGGCTTCCACATAATCGTACTTATTATACTCCAAATGGTAAACGGCCTCCTCGCGTGTGACTTTAATCACATTAGCTCTACGAAACAGGGCCTCAGGCTCTGCTATACAATCCTTTGACGTAAAGCCGGCTAAATTCATAAAACAATTAGTGGTAATCAAAATCAAGCTGGAATTGAAAAACTTCGTATTCTTCTTATTAGCGTTAGCGCAAGCTAACGGATACTTAACGGGCGAAACAAAATTTATCAAAGACTTCCATTGACTCTTGCCCATTTGCCCCATATCGTCGACCACGAAAACGTCCTGATTCTCATAATCATCATAAAAATCCTTACCGTCATCACTCGGGGGAACACTGTGCACATAAATAGACTTACCCGTTCCTCGCAAAACGTCGACAAATCCATTCATCAAAACAGACTTACCTTGCCCTGGCGCACCTTCAAATATTATACATATCGGCTCGTCCCTCCTACTTTCATCGAAATGCGTAACGAATTTCATTAAGTTGTCCCTGAAAGACAACCACGAACCTCGAAAATGCTTGTTGTCTACATTGTCTATATACTCCATAAAAATGGGCGATTCAATACATTCGCGCAACAAATCTGAACACTCTCGCCTAAACTCGGGATCCAAAATAACCTTGGGGTCTCTAACATAATTACTATACTTCTCGACCACGGCGCGAATCTTGGAATAATTCGCTACGTTCGAGAACAAATAATCGATGATGTTAACACACACATTGGCAAACGGGGCGCAACAAGGTATCTGCTCCATCAACCAGGGGAAAAAAGCACTTAAACATTTATAAAGATTGGCGACTACGGAAATAACAACATTACTATTTAGTAACTTACGCCCGGTCAAAACATTAAACTCTTTAAAAATGGAGCTAATGTTGGCAGGTAAACCGATAACCGAAAACATCAAAAACAAAGAATCGAAACTTATGTCATTCAACGTGAAAAACTGCGCGTGAAACACCGCTTTCAATCCGGAAAACCTAACAAACAAATTGTATATAGATATCAAGATTGAGGCAAACCTGCGCACAGTCATAACGCCTTCAGACAAATCTATAATCAAGCGCACTACGTCTAGCATAAAACACTTGACATCTTTCATGCCATACAACTTCTCTATCGCGTCCGAAGCGTCTAAAACTTGCTGGATACGTTTGTACGATCTCGTGAAAATATTCTCCTGGGCCACAAACTGCCTATATATCACCACAAACGTCTTGCCGTCCACCTTCTTACACTTCACGCGACGCTTCTGCTTCTTCATTTCGGCGACCTTCTTCCTACAAAAAAGCCCGTCGACCGCTATCAAGACATCCGTTCTATAATCGACCACATAATGCAGCCCATCAGCGACGGACGTTTCGTAATAGTTAATCCCTAAGGATTGAACGTCGTCCTGATGTAAAACTTTCTTAATAGTTTCTACGGAAATCGGCTGGTTAGCGACAGCCTTACCGTTAAGATTTATATCATTATATTTAACCATTTTAAAATAATCACTTAATTCATTAATTGTAGCTTAAAAACCATCTTTTAGCGCTAAGAGTAGCCTATGTCGGACATAACCCTGTGTTTTTTCAATCACGTATTAAAAAACAACCTAAAAACTACCCAGGCCGAAGCAAAAATACTAGAAAAGAATAATTAAGACATCAAACCAAGCTCAATACTGAACTACGAGGGTACTTCTAACATACATCGCCATGCGCTAGTCGGAGATTCTTCCACTTTGGTAGGTGGATTAAAATCTCACTAATCCGAGGATCTCACGCACAGAACCTGCTAGGGCCCTTAACTTACGAGTCGTAGCATTCGTAAATCACAAAATTTGACCTGCTCTGTCTAGAAATAAGAAAATAATTTTTGCGTTAATAACAATCCAGTCTAGGACTCCGCGGTCCGAAGCATCGTCGCTACTCGATCTCGGAACTGTTTACGTTATGTTATCAACTTTTATATTTTATAGGAGCCTTAAGGCACTGAGCATACCTTAAAACTATAACTAACTAAAGATTAAAACTAAAACAAATATATACATTACAAAATTTATTTACATATCCCTATCCTAAAGGCCCATAAGAAAAATTTAAATTCTCATGAACGGGTAGCACGTAGGACACGTGTATATGTCGTAGGTTATCGAATATGTTTCGACTGACCGGAATCTACGATACTAAACAAAATTTATAAAAAGAAAATAAATTAAAATAAAACAAATTAAAACTAATTATAAAAAGAAATAAAATGAAATAAAATAAATCTAAAAACTAAATATTTACAAATTTAAATAAAATTAATTGTGATTCTTCACAACCGAGAAATTAATTATCATACGCGAGTTAACCTCAGAGGTCACAAACTTGTACTTCTACAGAGGTATAGGACATAAGCGTATCACAT